GCGCTACAAGAATTGGTGGTAATGGTGGTAATGGTTTATCAACATTTTCATCTTGGGGTGTTGCTACTGGCACTGGTCAAAATGTAAATGGAACTTATTGGTATGCTGGCGGTGGTGGTGCGGCTTCTGACACTGCCTCATTAAGAGGTTTAGGTGGCTTAGGTGGTGGTGGAGATGCTGGTACTAATCAAAATCCATCAAACTCTGTTGCTGGAAGTCCAAATACCGGTGGTGGCGGTGGTGGAAATAGCGGTAATTATCCAGCAGGCGCTAATGGCGGTTCAGGTTTAGTAATATTAAGATATGCGAAATAAGGAGAATAATGACCATGGCGCACTTTGCTGAAATAGATGAAAACGGAACTGTACTTAGAGTTTTAGTAGTAGGAGATGACCAAGAACATAGAGGTCAAGATTTCCTTGCTAACGATTTAGGACTTGGTGGTACATGGATTCAAACATCATATAATCACAATATCCGCAAACAATTTGCTGGAGTTGGGTATAAATATGATGCAGATGCAGATGTATTTATTGCACCAAAACCTTTTGACTCATGGACATTAGATGATAACCATGATTGGCAAGCACCAATAGCCAAACCTGATGATGAAAATATCTATAACTGGAATGAAACCAAAAAGAAATGGGAGATCGTAAATGTCATTGAATAAAATGATTGTGGATTGCTCTACTGGCAAAACAACTATTGTGCCTTTAACTGCACAAGAGATTGCAGAAAGAGATCAAGCAGCAGCAAAATACGCTGAGGAACAAGCAAAGCGTGAGGCTGATGCTAAAAAACTTGCTGACTTAAAAGCATCTGCTAAAGCAAAACTTATTGCTGGCGAATCATTAACTGACGAAGAAGCATCTGCAATAGTAATCTAATGTGCAAAGATTGTGGTATCTGTTCTAAAGAGCATAGTCGCACGATTGATGATGCCGTAGATGAGGTACTAGATTCACCAATTTAAGGAGAGTAGATGGCAACCAATTATAGGTATCTATTCGCCGATTTAGTAACAAACGATATTCTTGCAGAAATACCATTAACTAATGTTAGTTTTACTCAATCGTTAAATACTCCCGGTAGTTTTACAGGAACTATTTTAGGTTCTGACGCAAACGAACAAGGCTACGATATTCCCGGCAGTACAATTCCGTCTCGAACTGCGATTTATGTTGACCGTGATGGCGTGCTTATTTGGGGCGGAATTATATGGCTACGCACTTGGGATAGCGATACACAACACTATACATTTTCTGCTAGAGAATTTGGTTCGTATTTTGAACGCCGAAGAATTACTGGCGATTTCATGGGTGGCAATCAGGCTTTAGTTTATGACACCGAAGATCAATTATTCATAGCCCAAGATTTACTTTATTTGGCACAACAAGTTGCTGGTGGCGACATAGGTATTGTTATTCCAACAAACACTTCAGGCGTTGATGTTACTCGTGTTTATTATGATTATGAATTCAAAGATGTATGGGGTGCTATCAAAGACCTTAGCAATCAACAAGACGGATTTGATTTCAATATAGATGTTGCTTATGACGCCAATTTAGAGCCACGCAAATATGCACAAACAGCATACCCACAGCGAGGAACTCCGTATGTATCTACCGATCCTGCTGCATTAGTATTTGAATTTCCCGGCAATATAGTTACTTATGAATGGCCAGATGATGGTTCAATCGTTGCAAATACTATGTACGGAATTGGTCCGCAATCTAACGAAGCCAAGATTCGTGCTGTTGCCGATGCGCCAGTTGATCAAATCGCTGCTGGTTATCCGCTATTAGAAGATACTGTTTCTTACACAGACCAATACGACCCTAACATTCTATACGAACAAACTCTTGGCGAAGTAACAGCAAAACAGTTGCCAGTTGTTACGCCAAAGATTGTAGTTCCTGCTTATGCTTCCCCTGTTTTAGGTTCATATAAAACTGGTGATGAATGTTTATTGAGAATTACAGACGACAGATTCCCTAACAATGGTAGTGGCTACGGATTAGCACAGGTATTTAGAATAGTAGCAATAGGTGTTCAACCCGGAGAAGACGGTCCCGAAAGAGTAACATTAACCCTCACCGACCCAACAGTTTAGGACATCATGCCATTTATTAACTTACCACCAGTTGTATCTGAAATGTTTTGGGATTTAGATAGAAGAATTAGATCGTTAGAAACCGCATTTAGATTCAATGCACCCAATGTTGATTTTGCTACATATACACCAACTAATCCTAGAACTGGTGATATCTATTACGATACCGATGCAGATTTATTGAAATACTGGAATGGTACAGAGTGGGTAGAAATTGCTGATGGTAATTTAAGCCCAACAATTACTACTACAACTACTTCAGTTCTTAAAACTATTAACAACAATATTGCATATACAGGTAGCCCAGTAACAGTTGAATCTCAAAGAGTAGGTAATATGCTAACTGCGTATGCTGAGATACTAGGAACAACAGTAATTAACTGGGGTACTGGTCAAATCTATTTCACACTTCCAGCAGGTTTCCCTGCATTTGCTCACGATGTTGTAGCACCGGGATATGTTTCTGATGGCGGAAATACTTATACTATATTTGGAATTCTTGCCGAAGGTTCAAGTGATATGTATTTATGGCACCCAACCGCAAATGGCGGTTCAGATATTGTTGATTACAACTCTCCTGCTGTATTAGATGCTACTTCTAAAATAGTTCTAAATGGCGTGGCGATTATCGCATAAAGTAAAGGAAAAGAAAATGTCTATACCTGATTGGGCTACTACTGTTTCTGCTGGCGTGGCTATATTAGCATCGTTTTGGGCGATACACAGATTTATTACTAAAGCATTGATTCGTGATTATCTCAGCGAACTCAAACCGAATGGTGGCTCTAGCCTAAAAGATAAAGTCAATGATATTGACAGTAAAATTAAAATACTAGAAAGCCGACTAGACCAGATATACTTATTGTTAATCAATAAGAAGTAGGTGTGATATGAACGATGTCGTAAGTCGTGCTCAATTTGAAATAGGCTATACAGAAACAGGAAATAATCAAACTAAATATGGCGCTTGGTTCGGTTTGAATAATCAACCTTGGTGCGCAATTTTCGTTTCATGGTGCTACGACAAAGCAGGATTAGTAAATAAAGTTGCTGCACAAACGAAAAAAGGATTCGCCTCTTGCGATGCTGGCTTAAAATGGTTCGTTAAACAAAACAAAATAGTGCCAGTAGGCGAAGCAAAAGAAGGCGATATTGTATTCTTTCAATTTGATAACGATGCACAACCCGATCATGTAGGAATCGTAGTAAAAAACATGAAAAGAATTAAGGCTTTGAAAACCGTAGAGGGCAATACTTCTAAAGGCAGTAAAGGTTCACAGTCAAATGGTGGTGGCGTATATGCAAAGAAACGCTCTTATGCTACTGTTATGGCTGTTGTTCGTCCCTAACGGAAGGAAGAAAAGATGAATACAAAAATGAAAGCAGCACTCGCTTCATACGCTCGTTCTTTTGCCGTAGCAGTTTTAACTGCGTACAGCATGGGAAAAACAGATGTTGAAGATTTAGCCGTAGCAGGACTTATCGCAATTCTAGGTCCAGCAATTCGTGCTCTTAATCCAAACGATACCGCATTTGGTATCACCGACAATACAGTTTCAGTTGATTTAGATAAATTGGCTAAATCAACTAAGAAAAAAACTAAGAAGAAGTAATCTCATGGGATTGCTGGAAGACCTCGGCGACGAGAGCAATTTCACAGATGTTCGCAGGGCTTGGTGTTCAGTCTGCACTTTATTAAAAGATTTGCCAGAAAAAGAAAGCCAAGCCTTGAAATTGCGAATGGAAAATAAAAACATTACGCACATGTCTATTGCTAATGTATTGAAAGATAATAATTATCCAATAAGCGATAACACCATAGGTCGTCATAGGCGGGGCAGGTGCACTGGTGTCGCTAGATAAAGATTTAGAAAAATTAGATAAAGAAGCCGACCCTGAAATTGCAGAACTGCGTAGAGCATTACAGCGAACACAGAAACAATTACAACAGGCTAAACAAAGAACTGATGAATTAGTTGAAGCGACTATTCAGGCTTCTTATGATGCGGTATTAGCGGTAGGTAAAATACCGCCAATCAAAGAACCTGATACAGATAAAAGAAGAACTAAATCAGAAGTTGCATTATGGCATTTGACAGATTGGCAAGGCGCTAAAAGAACGCAATCGTATGACAGTGAAATCATGCGGAAGCGTGTTATGAGTTTTGCTGAGAAGGCTGTTCGTATTACAGATATTCAAAGGGCTGACCACCCAGTGAAAGAATTAACTATCATGTTCGGCGGAGATATGGTTGAAGGTTTATTCAATTTTCCTGGACAAGTATTTGAGATAGATTCAACCCTGTTTGAGCAGTATGTAAATGTATCTAGACTCTTAGTTGAAGTGGTCAGATATGCTCTAAGCAATTACGAGAAAGTGTGTGTCGTTCCTGAATGGGGCAACCATGGTCGTATAGGGTCTAAGCGTGATAATGTTCCGCGATCAGATAACTTCGACAGAATGTGCTATGAACTTGCACGACAATTATTATCAGGAGAAAAAAGACTTACTTGGCAAGAATGCCCAGAAGACATTCAAAGAGTACAAATCGGAAACTATAAAGCACTCCTTATTCATGGAGACGAGGTTGGGCGGAATGGATTTGCGAGTCCGTCGTCAATTGTCCAACACGCAAACAGATGGCGGTCTGGGGCGTACGATTGGGATTTCCGAGATGTCTATATCGGCCACTACCATACCCACGCAGAATGGCCAATGGCTAACGGACAAGGAAGTGTCTATCAAACTGGAAGCACAGAATCGGATAATCGCTATGCTGGTGTTATGTTGGCAGCAAGCGCAACTCCATCACAGAGATTGCATTTCATCGACCCCATTGCCGGTAGAGTAACAGCAGCATATAAGATTTGGTTAGACTAATGGATATCAACGACTTACTAGCAGAAGCAAGTTGTTTATTGACAGATGCTCGCCAAGAAACTTATGGTTCGTTTTGGGATAATCATAGACGGATTGGTGTTATGTGGTCAGAGTTGTTGCAACTTGAAGAACCAATAACTCCCGAACTAGTAGCCGTAATGATGGCGCTAGTTAAAATATCTAGAATTGCTAATGATTCAACACATACAGATAACTACATCGACGCTATTGCTTATATCGCTGGTGCTGGAGAATTAGCAACCAATTAAAACAAAAAGACCCCTACTTCGGTAGGGGTTTATTTTTTTTGCCTATTCGTCTTCTTCTTCTTCGTCGCCGTAATCTACCCAAGTACTAGCCATTATATTCAAATCGCTTGCTTGCGCTTGTGCTAACGCTGTGCCAAATAAAGTAGCAGCACGATTACACAGGTCGGTAACCATATCTGGATAAGCAGATTCTTGTTCTAACTTGATATTCAATCCGCCTAAATTGATTACAACACGGGCTAGTGGCATGGCTGGACAATACCCCAAAAAAACCCGCCACGCCCAAAGGCGCTGGCAAGCCTCATTATTAAGCCGACCTGCTCGGCGAGCCTCGCCTCTTGTCTTACAGGCTCAGACTGCTATACTGAAGGGACTGGCACGGCTGAGTTTTTAGAAACCTCTAGGGGCAAAACTCAAAAGTGAAAAATCAGTGGTCAGGGATAAAACTCTGGTGAAGTT